TTTTGATATTCGTTCAGTTACGTATTGCTAGCAGGTACTGGTAGTGGTAATGCAGGCGCTTTAGCAGGTAACGGTTCTGATTCTGTATTATCAGGTTCTGGTATTACAACTTTAACATCTGTAGGTGGAGAGTATAAGCTCCCATAGGAAATACTGGAATAGTAACTGGTGCTTCAGGCGGCTCAGGTGGTGGTGGTTGATCAAATTCAGGAGGAACAACAACTGGTGGAGCAGGCACATCAGGACAAGGTAATAACAGCGGAGGAAATGGATCATATTTAGCATCCCCATATCCATCTGGTGGCGGTGGATCATCTGCTGCTGGTCAAAATGGTCAAAATTCTACAACATCAGGAAATGGTGGAGCAGGAACTGCATCTAGTATTTTAGGTTCAAGTGTAACTTATGCAGGTGGTGGTGGTGGTGGAAGTTATAGCACTGGAACTGCAGGCACAGGAGGTTCTGGAGGTGGAGGAAATGGTCGTAAGTGGTGCTGGAGCAGATGGAACTGCTGCAACTACAAACACAGAAGGTGGGGGCGGTGGTTCAGGTTCAGGAGCTACAGGTGGTGCTGGTGGCTCAGGCATAGTCATCATCTCATACGCAGCTAACAACAATGGACAGGCGGAACTGTAACTTCTTCTGGTGGTAACACCATACATACATTTACAAGCTCTGGTAGTTTAGCTCCAGGTGCTTATTCTGTTGACTATTCATCACGTTGCAGGTGGAGAGTACATCTTAGACAATTAGGTGGATATGCAGGTAGCTGGTGGCGGTGGTGCAGGCGGATACCAAACTTCTTCTGTATATATTAACTTCAGGTAACACTCATCACCATTACTGTTGGTGGTGGTGGATACAGGCGCTGGTTACTGCATCAGGTGCAGCATCCACAGATGGGTCTAACTCCGTACTATCTGGAACAGGTATTACAACGGTCGCGTGGACAGGTGGTGGCGAGAATTTCAGGTGGTGCAGATGCTACGGACCAGGTGCAAATGGTGGTTCAGGTGGAACAGGCACGGAAGTCAGTAGTGAAGTGCAGACCAGGTCAGGCTGGTACAGGCAACATCAGGTCAAGGTAACGATGGTGGAAATGTTCGTCTTCCAGGTACAAATGCTTGTGCAGGTGGTGGTGGAGGTGGTGCTCAGGCGCAGGCACAGACGGTTCTGAACGAGCTGGGATCAGCGTGCGGCGCAGGTACAGGCGGTCTTGTACTGGATCACTCAGTCGGAACAGCTACTTATTACGCTGGTGGCGGCGGAGGTGGTGCTTGCATCTTCAGGTTCTACTGCTGGTACAGGTGAAGTTCTGGCGGTGGCGGTAACGGTAGGACGCTGGAGCAGGTAACACAGGAAATGCTGCTGGTAGCTGCTAACACAGGTGGTGGTGCCAGACGGGTTGGCGGCCATGACCACTTAGGAGCAACCTATGGAGGTGGCAATGGTGGCTCTGGTGTTGTTATCCTTCGCACGTGCTTACATACTAAATATACAGGCACAACTACAGGTAGCCCAACTGTCACGACTGAAAATGGACTATATACAGTGGTAAAGTGTACGTGCTTCAGGAACTTACGTAGCTTAACTTAAAGGAAATAAATATGAAGGCACACTTTGCCAGATTAGAAAAACAATGTCGTAACTCAAGTAATCGTGGTGTCTAACCAAGATATTCTTGATGAGCAATGGTCAAGAGTCAGAAGAAAAAGGTATTGACTTTTTGCTCTAACCTTTCAGGTGGCACTTGGAAGCAAACATCTTACAACGGCTAATATCAGAAAGAATTACGCTGGTGTAAGGGCTTATACTTATGATGAAGGTCGTGATGCTTTGCATCCTCCTCCTACAACCATTTCATTACATGGCTACTTAGATGAAGCAACTTGCCAATGGAAAAGCACCTGTGAGGTCTGCCTACAGACGCGTGGTCGTTACACTTCGGAATGAAGGCTACAACTTCTTGGGTAGAAGCTACAGGAGACAGCATAATGGGGATCTCGAGCGTTTGCAACAATGGGTAACACAGTAAGCTTTTACTGCTGCTTCAACTGCGCCATCAGCTGTGCAAGCTGAATCTAAAACTTTAGGTGGCAATCAATATCGTATTTAATAATGGTACTGTGACTATTAATTTTTGGTTATGGAACTTCTGCAAGTGATAAGCAAATAATGTAGCTAATGTAGCTACAAGCTTACCTTTACTTCCAGTACAGATGAAATTTTAACTTTTGTACCTAATGCTATTTTACAGGCAAAACTTCTAGTGGCACTGCTGTTGTTTACATCACTCCAGGAGATGGTTTATAAACCATCGCGGTATTAAATATAATATAATGGTATCTTTTTAAGGAATTGCCAAATGAAAAAGTGTCATGTATGTGAAATAGAAAAATTAGAAACAGATTTTTATAAAGGTTATATTAAGTGTAAAAAATGTTGTTATGAAGTTAAAAAAATATAGAGCAACTGAAGCAAATTAGCAAGACAAAAAGAAGCAATTAATACTAGATTAACAGGAAAAAGATATATTAAGATAAACGTTATAAATCTAGTAAAAAATGTAAAGAAACAAATAAAAAATATGATAATCAACGTTATCAAACGCCAGAAGGAAAAGCAAATTGGCAGCAAAAATGCTGTGAGATACGCTTTAAGAAAAGGAAAATTAATTAAAATGAATTGTTTTATTTGTGGAAATGAAAAATCTCAAGCTCATCATCCATCTTTATGCTGCAGATATGAGATTAAATGTTATATGGTTATGTTCTAAACATCACAATGAAATTCACAATCCAGGAGTTTTATCATGTTAAAAGTAGCTGGTGGAGGTTCGATAGCAACTGGTACCCTTACCTATCAAGATGAACGCTAGTACAAATTCACCTACACTAACATCTAGTGTAGGAACACAAAATAATTATTATGTGGTTTCCACGGCTGGCTCTACAAACCTTGATGGAACTACAGATTGGCAAATTGGTGATTGGGCAATATTTAAATGGAACAGTTTGGCAAAAGATTGATAACTCTGAAGTCACTTATGTAAGCAATGTAGCTACAGGTACAGGTTTAACTGGTGGTCCGATTACAACCACAGGTACTATTGCTATTGCTAACACAGCCTGTAGACTTCTGGAACATACGGTAATGCAAGTACAGTAGCTCAATTTGAAGTCAATCCACAAGGTCAATTAGTTTCTGCATCCAATCAAACTATTGCTATTGCAGTAGGTGCTGTATCAGGTGCTGTGCCTAACACAGTAAATATTCTAACTTCTGCGATTAGCTTCTGGTGGTGGTGCATTAACAGGCAATGTAACTATCACAGTCAATGATGTACCTGCTGGTAATGTTACTGGCTTAGGTACTATGGCTACACAAAATGCTAATGCTGTATCTATCACTGGTGGCAATATTGCAGTGACTAATGTGTCAGCATCTAATGTCACAGTAACTACAAATCTTAATGCAAACCTAACAACATCTTCTAGTGCTACTTACGCAACATCTAGTTTGCCATTGGTGCCAGAAGGTTACCTAACTATTAACATTAATGGAACTGCTAAGAAGGTTCCTTACTATGGAGTATAGTATGGAAAATCAATTAATGTTTAATTTGATTATTACAATCTCTGGAGCTCTAGGTGGCTGGATGCTTAAAGTGATTTGGGATGCTTTAACTGATTTAAAAAAAGATTTAAAAGATATAAATTATCAAATGCACACAGACTTTGTTAGAAGAAGATTATCGAGAAGATATAAATGACATTAAAGATATGTTAGAAAAATATTTGATAAGTTAGAAAAGAAAGCAGATAAAAAATAAATGGATATGGCAACATTATCCATTGTAAAATTTGGTGATGTTGATTCTCTAGCAGAATTTGCATTTGAAAATGGATTACAACATAGGCTCTTTCAAGAGACTTTTATGGATCAAGGAATTTCAGTTCCTGTGTTTCCATTGATAGATATAAACATAGATAATATTGATGATTGGCTTTTAGCTCATCAAGTAGAACACCAAGCATTTGCTGGATTATTAGGATTAAATAATCCATTTAATTTGCTAGATGTAGATGTAAATAGGAAGAGGATTTCTACTGATTGGATTGCAAGTCACTTGTATATTCATCAACAGATTGCAGCTTCATTAAATTTAACATAATTCATTTTTGGGGATAGAAATGGATAATAGAGCTTATGTCACTGCGGTAGCGCGTGTAGCCAAACCAGTACATTTGACTTATACACCTATTGCAAGCTTAGAAACGCCTTTCAAAGAGGCAAATATAGACAGTTTAGACGTGCTTTTAATTAGCGTTTACTTCTGTGCATTATGGGATTGACGAGCATATAGCCAAATCGCTACTGCCAACCACCCCCAGGAAATTTTTGATTTTCTGGAAGAATAGAAGATAGAACCTAACAGCATAGAGGAAGCTGTGAGGTCAATTGATGAGAGTTTATTTATTGACTGATGGTAAAAGCAGCATCAATACATACAGACTTATTAGAAGATTTACCGTTTCCTCAAAGGGTGCATTGGTTCCCTGAAACGTATAAGAAAGGTAGGTACAGGGTTATTTTATGTACCACATCTAGTGGCTGATAAAGTACTACATCAGAATTTAGCAACAAGATTAAGAGAGAATCCTTTTGGGAAAACTGCTTTTATCTTAGCTGCAGGAACTACAAACTTTGCAGGCGTAGGTCCGAAGAGTGATGTTAAAACGCAATTAACTTATAAGTATAAGTTTTTGCCATTTACGCTTACTCAAGTTTATGCAGGTAGAACTGCTCAAGCTTTTGGAAGCTAATGATTTAATTATGACTGATTGTAGTGCTTGTGCATCAAGCATTAAAGTAATGATGGATGTACAGAACTTAATCAATCATTATGACTTTGATCGTGTCATTGTATTAACAGTGGAGGATCAAGTAAGTAATTTAGCATTAGAGTTCTTTGGTGAAGCTAAAGCTATTTTGTCAGAGGAAGAGGCTAAGACAATTAAGCCTTCTGCTTTTGATAATAAGAATTATGGGTTTTATGTAGGGCAAGGTGCAGCATTGCAGTGTTTATGTCAGAACGGGCTGTGGATAACTATGGGTTAAATCCTATAGCAGAACTTAAAGGTTCTTATACGGCTTCTGAACAATTAGACAATGCAATAGGACAAAGGGAAGATGGTGAAGGGTTTATGAAGGCAATAGAGGGTGCTTTGCACTGACTCTAAAGTCAGTCCAGATGAGGTAAAAGTGATAAAAACTCATGGGACAGGCACCCGTTCTAATAACATTTCAGAACGACAAGCCACCACCAAAAAAATTCCTAATTTTGTAGCTACGTCTTATAAGCAAAGAATTGGGCATACCATGGGTGCTAGTGGTCTTATAGAAACCTTGATGCTTTTTGATGATATGGGAAACGGATTCATTCCGGAGATACCAAATAGAACAGAACATGATACAATATTTTTATCAGAAAAAAGTTCTGTTCCGAGAGGGATATGTTATGACTTTAGCTGCTGGAATGGGTAATATATATTCAGCTGCAATATTTAATACAAGGATTTAATATGGCTGAGATGGTAAATAGTGATGAGAAACTGCTAAAAACGGAGGAAATTATCCAAAAAGCAGTGATGAATATTCGTCTCTCTTATTCTTACGATCTAAGTTTATAAATCCATTGCAGAAGAGTTACAACAACCTGGCACACAATTCATTCGTGAAGGCAATACCTTATTTATTGTCCATTACGATCATGGTCGAGTAGGCACATTCCGTGCTTTAAATGCAGACACAGCATTAAATTACATCAATAGTAGTTGGTTATTTGTTAAAGCTTGTTATGACATGGGATATGACACCTTAGTCACAGAGTTTTATGACCCAACTATTGTAAATATCTTTAGAACTATATCTAAAAACCCGCCTTACCCCGATATGGGATACAACGTGAAACAAAGCGTTGACGGATGGATAGGCACTATTAAATTAGGTCCAGACCGAGACGGAGAAATATAATGGGTGGAGTAGTCAGTGCAATTGGTGATGCAGTAGGTGGCGTAGCTGAAGCCGTAGGTAGCGTAGTAGAGACTGTAGTTGAAAATCCTATTCTAGCTACTGCAGCTTTTGCTGTAACAGGTGTTCCTTTGCCTGGTGTCATTGCTAGTTTACCTGCGCCTGTATCTGCTGCTGCTATTTCTATGGCTTCTACTGCTATTCAAGGTGGAGATTTTGGTGACATTATCAAAGCTGGTGTAGGTGGTGCTTTAGGAAGTGCAGTGGGTGGTGTAGTAGGTGGCAAGGTTGCAAGCTCATTTGGTGAAACTGCTGGCAAAGTTGCAGGCTCTGCAGCTGGTGGTTTCACAGGCACCCTAGTTCAAACAGGTGACGTAGGCACAGCATTAAAAGGTGCAGCTATGGGTGGTGCAGGTGCTGCATTACAAGCTGGCATTACTTCTGGTTTAGCAAGCTATCAAAGAACAATTTCCAGGCACTAACTATTACTCAAGCTGCTGGTCCATCTGGATTACAAGTAGGCTCAACAAATTCCTACTTCTCCATTTGGCACTACAGAAACAGTAGCTCCTACCTCTCCATTTGGAACCAAAAACATTTGATACGCTTCCAAGCATGGAATATAAACCAAGCTTTGTAGAAAGAGCTATTGGTGCTGCAGGTCCAGCTGCTACTGAATTAGCAAGTGACGCATTGAAACCTACACTAGCATCTGTATTAGGATTTGGTGGTCAGCCTACTACACAAAGCACTGGTCCAGCTCCAGGCACATTACCTGGTCCAGCTATTTACAGGCGATGCAAGCCAACAAATTAATCCAACTGCAGCTAGCGCATTAGCTCAAGCATCTACGAGTAGGTGATCCTGGCGCACCACTATCTTGGATCAGAGAACAAAGGACAACAACAAGCAGTATGGAATACTGCATCACTTAAATTTAAAGATGAATTTGGAGGCTAATTGTGGCTAAAATATTAGAAGCATTGAGAGTAAATGTAATGGGTGACTTAACCCTGCCTGCATTAGCTCAAGTTATTCAATCTAAAGGTCGTGGTCCAGACACCATGTTAGCTCACATTACACCTAAAGAAGCAGAGAAACTTAAAAAAGATGGTGGTGCTGGTACAATTAATCCAGACACAGGATTACCAGAGTTTTATGAGGATTTTTATACTCCTACAGATACTTCTGGCTATCCATCATTCATGTCAGCTAGCTTACCAGATTACACACCTACAGAAACTTATGCTCCAGACTTTTCATTTACAGGTGCTGGTTACACACCTGATTATTACACAGGTGGTGGCTACGATTATTCCCCTGAGCTGTTTCTGCTGCCCCTGAAGTAATGGCTCCATCTGGTTTTGAAGGTGGTATCAAAGTATTTGAAACTCCTAGAGGATTGCAACCTATTGAATCACTTTATGACCTAAGAACACCTGTAGAAGGTGAAATTAGACCAGGTGCTGCTGTGCAACTTCCTAGAGATGCTATTGAAATGCCAAGAGCAGGTGCAGAAAAACCTGGATTTACAGAAAAATTAAAAGAATATCTTACCAATCCAGAAGTTTTAGGTAAATTAGGTGTAGCTGCTATGGGTGCTTTCACAGGTGCTAGAACAGCTAAACAAGCTGCAGCACAAGGTCGCCAAGCTAAAGCTGAAACTCAAGCTATTGCACAACCATATATTACTAGAGGTCAAGAATTGGTAGGCAGAGCAGAGCGTGGTGAATTAACACCTGCTAATGCACAAGCTTATCAAGCAGCACAAGCTGAGACTAGCTCAAGGTGTTGAAACTCGTGGTGGTGTAGGAGCTCAGACTAAGCTGTTACTCAATTAGCTGCATTAAGAAATGATTTGTTACAAAATCAATATGACTATGGTCTTAAGATTTTAGGTATTGGTGACAATATTGCAATAGGTGCAATTAAGACTGGTCTTGAAGCAGATCGATATGTCAATGAATTAACAGGTAGTTACTTTAACAACATTGCTAGAACTGTATATGGTAGTTCTCGTGCAACCACCTAAGGCATAAATACTATGGCTATTTCATTAAGAGAGTTTACAGACATCAACCCTCCATCGTTCCAGGATAAGTCAGCACCTTCTGTCGATATGGGTATAAGTGAAACTATCACTCCTGGATACAAGCTTCCTGATAATGTAGGTAAAGCTGGTGGTGAGTATTTAAAAACAATTGGTCCAGCTATAGAAGATGAAAGACGCGCTCAAAAAGAAAAAGATATATTTGCATCTGAGCTTAAAGGAAGTGAATTTGCTGGTAAAGCTAAAATGGGTGAGCGTATGGCTGAAGCTTATAGAACTGAAAAAGCAGCCGTAGAAGGTTCTCCTGAGTTTGCTAACTTAAGAAAAGTTGAAGATGAACTTATGAACTCAGAGTTCATTCCCACCAAAGATAATGCTAAAGACTTAGGTGGTTTGTTTAGCTTAATAGGAGTAGTAGGTTGGGCTATTGGTGGCTCTGGAAAAGACAATGCTATTCAAGCTATGTCAGCTATGAATGGTATGTTGACAGGTTATCAAAAAGGTAGAGCTGATTGATACAAACGTGAGAAGATATTTTTGATACTAATTTAAAAAACTTAAAGATTAAAGCTGACACACTTAGTACGCGTTTAAAACAAATTGCAGAGCTTGCAGCAGTAGATACTAAAGCAGCAAATCAAGAGGCTGATAATTTATTTAATCAAGAGCAAGCTGATTTTTATAAACAATATAAAGACAAATTTGGTTTACCTGCTACAGTTGACTATGCTAAAAACAATGTAAAAGCTATCGATAAAGCTTTTGAGATTAAACTCAAAGAAGAAGAAAATGCAGCTAAGAAAAAAGATGAGTTAAAAGAATATAAAGATGTTAGAGGTCAGATGTATGGGCTCATGCAAAATTATGGATTTAATTCTGATGAAGTCCAAAGGCTTGGTGGAAAAGAAATTGCAGCTGTATCATCAACTATTGAATCTGGAAACTTACTCAAGAATTAGCTGATGACATATCAAAACTTAATGCAAAAGGCGCTGGTGTAGTAAGCTCATTTATTCAAAACATTGATAAATTTTTACCTCAACAATATCAAAACCAAGATTCTCAAGTTGGCGCTAGTGTTTTAAAATCAAAAGCAGATTCAGATTGATGTTAAAGGATTAAGCCAAGAAGAGATTGCGAAAGTAAGATCAGTGGCTAAAAAAGCTGTAGATGTTATTAATGCTCGTGCTTTAGCTGCTTCCAGGTGGAAGTAGAGTTTTAGTGTATGAACTTTATTTGCAAAAGGAGTGATTGGTGTTGAAAACCTAATCTCCTGTTAGTGCAATATCTGTTTATAATAACATTGCAAACCGTGATATTAATACATTAGGTAAATATGGAGTTACCCCTGAAAAACAAAATTTTATTAAAGAAAGATTAAATCTTATAAGAAAAGAAAAACCATTAGATATTAATACAGAAAGACAAAATGCTTTATCTGCTATTAAAAATGGAGCTGACCAAACAAAAGTTAAAGAAAGATTTAAACAAAAAACAGGACAGGATTTATAATGGAAGGTTATGAAGATTTAGTTCCTAAACAAAAAACAGTAGGTGACGTGATGGGTGATTCTTACGCTGATCCTTGTGCCTGAAAAGAAGCCTTCTATTTTTGAGCCTATCAAAGAAAAAATACCAGAACTTTTAATCCCTCCTCAAATTAAAGCTTATACATCTTTTCCAGAAAAGTATGGAACTGCTATTGGAAAAGGCGCTGTAGGTGAAACTGAAAAATTAGTAGGTGGTGCACTTGATTTGCTTCCTGGAGAAACAGGGAAAAAAATTATATGAATCAGGCGAAAGACAAGTCAAAGAAGCTGAAGAGATAAGTCCAGCTGCAACTGCACTGGTAGGACAAACTGGTCCTTATTTAGGAACTTATGCTGGAATTGGGAAGAGGATTAAAAGCATTAAAGGTTCCAAGCCCTACTGACAAAATTAAGGGTAGAGTTGCTGAAACTGCTGGTACTGCTGCAACTACAGGAGCCATTACTACACCAGGAGGAGTTGAGGAAAGAGCTAAAGAAGCTGCAGCTCAAGGAACTTTAGGTGGCATCCTTCAAACAGGATTTGAGGCTGTTCCTGGGAATTATTAAGGGAGTTAGAAAAATTCTATTAAAGGAGAGCCTGTTGGAAGCCCTACAGGATATGTTGAATTAGGAGAAAAGAATAAAATCTGAAATACCTAAGATAGCTCAATCAAAATATACTGCTAGAAAAAAATGAAGCAGAAACTTTATACAATAAAAGCAAAAGACATAGCTAGAACAAAACAAGAGATGGGAAATTCTTTTGCTGAATCTGATGCTGGAAGATCTATTGGTAAAAATGAGCTTAAGAAGATTTAAAACAATATTCAGCTAATGGTCAATCCTTTTTAAAAAGGTGAGGATTATGTAAAGGCTGTAGATAACTTAATTAGTAAAAATTCCTCCCTTTAGTTAGAGGTGGAGAAAGAATTAAAAAAGAATTACCTAGAGGAGTGCTATTTACTGAAACAACTCCTAAATCAACAAAACAAAAAGACATAGAAGCAGTCATTGAAGAGCTTAGATTTTAGAACAAAGTCACCGAGCCTGGTGCAATTTGAAAGAGGATACAATGCACTAGATGCAAACGTATAGACGTGAGATTGTTGAGAGGTTAGAAAAAGCTATATATAGATGGAGCCCTGAGTATGCTCAAAGCAGACTGAAGCATATAAGTTAGCTTCTCAAAAGTTAAAGCCTTATGAAACAAACTTAATGAGAAAAGATATTAAATAAAGAAAAATACGATCCAAAAGAGTTAGCAGTAGATACAGAAGGCAAAGACTTTGCAAAAAAATTCTTTTCTACAAGAGATTCTGTAAAAGAATTAAAGTCTGCAGTTGAAAATGATAAGTTTGTTAAAGATTTAGCAGCTGATTATTCTGCAACTATTTTTCAAAATAAAACACCTCAACAAATTAAATCTTATTGTAGCTGATCCTAATAATGCTGGGTGGCTTACTGAATCTGGTATTTATGATGCTGCTCAAAAGTATGCAAATACTATGATTGGAAATGAATCAAAAAAAGAAATTGCAAAAAAATATTAAAATATACTTTAATAGGAGCTGGAGCCTGGAGCTGCTATAAACTTTGTGGTGGTAAAACAATCCCTTAAGAATGAAAACACCCTTTGGAGACTTTTAATATGCCATTAATGAAAGGTTCAAGTAAAAAAGACTATCGGAGCTAACATTGCTGAGATGGTTCGTAAGTTTAAAAGGTAGGCAAGATTGGTACAAGCCGACCAGAAAACAAAGGCATGGCTGTTAAACAAGCTGTGGCTATTGCTTTTCGTAAAGCAGGTAAATCTAAACGTGGGAGCAAAAGATGAAAGAAACTATGGAAAATGATAACAGGATGAAAGAAGGCATGATTGATAAATCAAACATGAAGTTTGAAAATGAATATGCTAGAAGCAATCCTGCTTTACAAGAGATCAGAGATCAAGCCATGAAAAATGCTAAGACCTATGGCTAAACCTATGATGAAACCAACTAGAAAATCAAGGAGATAATATGCAAGGATACAATGCATCGCATGGATGAATCATTAGCTATGCGTAATGGTTCTAAGTCACAGTCAATGAAAGACAGACGTGCTGAAAGTAAAGGCATGGAAAAAGCTATGGGTAAGCGTGCTTATGGTGCAGTCGTAGACTATGAAGCGTGGCAGAAAATCAGTTAGATAATGGCTAAAAAACGGGACAAGGGGATAAACCCGGATTTAGAAGATGCAATTAGTCAGTTACTAAAAAGTGTCATGAGTGATCCAATGGCATCCCTGGAACAGATAAAACTAAAGTATTGGATAGTATCATTGAAGTTAGAAGCTATTAAGCTTAAGATGAAAGACGATGAGTGGGGCGCATCTTTACTTGATGGTGATGATGATGATGAGCAAAAAGATTAGTGTTATACTATGATTGCTTTTTTATTAAAAGGGGATAAAAATGGATGCAGTACAAATGGTGCGATTGGCACTGAGCGTTATCACGGACAGGCTATTGACGATCTTAGCATTAGCAGGAACTTTCGTTCTGTCTCTGTGGATCATGCGAGAGCCAGAGCTAATACGTCTAGGGACAGAGATCATATTTGCAGTCTTTGCTTACCTACTCATAAAAAATAAGGAGAACAAAAGTGGAAAATTGCAACAACGAGACAGAGAACGGGATGAGTGAGTATGTTGGTGGCGCTGAAGCTTATCGCCCACAAACACCTACTGACGCTAAAGTAGCACAACCTAATTGGACACCTGGTAAACCTCCTGTAGGTGGATTTAGAAGTGTATTTGCTTTTGGCAATCAAGGCAAAACAACCACAGGCACAACACCCTTTAAGGCTCCATACTTTAAAGACAAAAAAGAAGGAACCTATTAGTCATGGCTAATAATATTGCATTTCAGCCTATGGGCAAAACTTATAAGTGTAACACTACAACAACTACACAAACAATTACTGTTAGTGCTGACAGCCCTGTAAATCAATATATGTTTATTAGTCACGAACCTACAGGGTGGTGCTGGATTACCTGTGTATGTAAGAATTTCTACTTCATCATCAGCAACTGCTGTATTGCCTGGTAATGGATCACCACAATATACATTTCCTGTGCCGCCAGATACAGTCATGGTAGTTACTGGTCCACAATGTTCTAATACAGCTAATGTATATATTTCATTTATATCTGAATCAGGCACACCAGAAGTATATGTAACTCCAGGAGAAGGGCTATAGACCCTATTACCATATTGTCGGCATTTGCACCAGTAGTGATGGATTTTGGTAAGTCACTTATCAATCGCTTTGTTGCACCTAGATGAATTTAAACCAGCAACTATAGAGCAATACTCTAAAATGAAACAAATTGATTTAGAGTTTTTTAAAGTGATGAATGATGCAGGTGCAGGTAACCCTAGCTATCCATGGGTAGAAGCAGTCACTCGACTAATGAGACCAGCGATTGGTCTTATTGTATTAGCTACATGGGCTTATATGCACATTAACGCTATTGCTACACCTGAAGTAGATAACTTTGCAAGTGCTGTAGGTTTCTATTTATTTGGCGAAAGAAGTTTATTTTACATTAAGAAAAAATAATGGAGCTCACACCTCATTTTACTTTTGAGGAAATGTATGCCTCTGATACAGCTGATCGCTATAACATTAACAATGAACCTAAAGACCCTATTGTTCTTAAAAACTTAAAGTTCTTAGCAGAAAGACTAGAAGATGTCAGAAGTTTGTTACGTCATCCTATCCATATTAACAGTGCTTACCGTAGCTTGCGCGTTAATAATCTTGTGGGTAGTAAGCCTACCTCTGCGCATACAAAAGGACTTGCAGCAGATATTATCTGTCCGTCTTTTGGTAGCCCTCGCAATGTGGTATATGCTATTGTGGGTAGCAATATTCAATACGATCAAGTTATCCTTGAGTATGATAGTGGTGTCATATTGCGTTTGCTGAAGAAGGCAAAACACCTCGTATGCAAAAACTAATTATTGATAAGAAGGAACTAGGGTATTTACATGAGTGTAAGTTTATCTATTGGTCGTGGTGAAAAGTTACCTGTATCCTAAAGGTGCAGGTCTTACTGCTAAGGGTCGTGCTAAATACAATCGTGCTACGGGGTCTAAGTTAAAACCTCCAGCACCTAATCCTAAAACAAAAAGAGATGCAACGTCGTAAGAAATCCTTTTGTGCTCGTATGTCTGCGTATGCCTGGTCCTATGAAAGATAGTAAAGGCAGACCTACAAGGAAGGCAGCATCATTAAGACGATGGGGTGTGGAAGATGAAGCCAGGTTTATATGCAAACATTCATGCAAAGCGTAAACGCATAGAAGCAGGTAGTGGAGAGAGGATGAGAGCCCCAGGAAGTAAAGGAGCTCCCACAGCAAAAGCGTTTAAACAATCTCTAAAGACAGCTAGAAAAACTAAACGTTAAGGAGCAGGGACTAACTGTCCTTCAAAAGTATATGTCCCAATATGAGCAAGACGAGCCCATGGTGCTCCCCATACCTTTATGCCATCTTTCCTTGCAATATGACAAAAATGATAATCTTCAGAAAGCAATCTATTTGTTTCCGGTTTGATTGAAGTCGCAAAGTATTCCACAATTGGAGCATGAGCCTTTATCGATCCTCCTAGATCAGTCACATCATTATTATATGTAGGGCATTTATCTTTTAATTGCTCAAACACTTCACGTTTGATAAGCATAAAGCCTGTGCCACCATTCCATATCTCTACTGGCTCATTGATAGGCACAACCTTCTCTCCAGCAGAACCTACTAGATTGACTACAAAAGAACCTGTGTAATATTTTAAGTCCTCTGTCTTGACACCATTCTGAATAGACTTGACTACACTAGGAAAGTTAATTTCTTTCTTAGGATAAAGACCACAAATAATTTCTTTATCTGCTTCAATCATCTTCACAATATCAAGTGCATTAAATCGTATGTCACTATCAATAAACATCATGTGTGTAGCATCAGAGTTTAAGAAGCCATGCGCTAATGCGTTCCTTGCTCGTGTAATCAATGATTCATTAAACATAAAACTAAAGATAGAACCTATGTTGTTTTGATTCGAATACTCTTTGCAGTGTGAGCATGGATTGTGTGTAGTAGCCATAACATTGACCACCATACATTGGTGTTGCAACAAATACTTTTGCCATATAAATCCCCTTAAATAAAATTAGTGAGGATACCTGAAACGTCTTCTCGTAACGTCTTAACTAACCACAGGGCGTGGTTTCTCATTCAGGCTTGAGGGGTTTAAATCGATCTACTTTTACTATGACCCCACCACCTGATACAATCTCTTTGCGTTCTATGGCCAAACGATAAACTTGTTTGTCATCATTATACAGTCCAGCATCTTGCAGTGCATCTAAAATAGATTTACAACAATTATCTATATCCATAAGTCTTTTGTTTCTAGGATACAAATCAATATGAACTTCAAGTAAATCATCACCAAAAGATTTAGCACGGCTTTGAACTAAAGAAATCCATACAGCCTGTTTAAACTCTTTGCCTCTCTTGGATATAAACCTTCTATGTCCTGATGCATATCCAATAGTTATTTACTGATGGCGGGTAAGGTAGATCAAGCACAACCATTAAAATGGAACGTCATCATCATTGTGTGAATTGACTTCTCTTGGATATGATTGCTGCACTTGTCGAGGATTATCAAATCGATAAGTATCCTCAGCCAATGTGATAAGCTCACCATGAGAAGTAGAACGTGTCCACCCACCAAGTTGAATAGTATCTCCTGCCTTGTAATCTCTTTTAATGACAAGCTTCCCTGTAAAGTGTGGAGACTTATCAGATTTCTTTTTTGTGTTTGTAGCAAACTACCTGTGCCGGGCTTGTGTATAAACTCTGCCATGACTATTCACCTTTCCTAATTAATGTTGTTATTTTTGTAATTTCTACTTGCTCTACTGCAGATAGCTTGTGGATTAAATCGATGTTAGCATCTCTTAGATCATCAAGCTTGTGACCCTTATCTTCAGTAGAGTATTTAGTGCTTGTCCAAATCTTTCTATATAAATCTGTGTAAGCCATAATCCATTCCTTATTCGTTGCATACTGAGCATAAGGTGTTTCACTTCCAGGAATGAAAATAGGAATAGAAAGATCATTGAAAGGTTTGTCGTCTTTCATATCACTAAAGTCACCAGCATTTTGTTTCTCTAATGCCTTGACCGTAGGTGTGACATCGACTTCTTTTGGTGTGCTATCAAAATCTTGTATCTCCTCTGGAGTATATGTGCCTACTACACAGCCTGGAAATACAGTTCTAATACCCTCACTAATTACCCTAGCCCTTAACATTGCACGAGGATACTTAGCCCAATTATCCTTGCCAGCTAGACCAATACGCTTGGCTTGTTCGAGTGTCCATGTCAATTCAATCGAACCGCCATTAGGATGGGAAAACACACCAGTGACTTTCTCATCTGTGTATGATGTCCAATCCACTTTACCCCCAGCGCTTTGAAATCTAGCCAGCATTGCATCAGCCTTGAGAGCTGGTCTGCCTTGGATAATATGGTAGTCCCGTGCAGCCATGGCAGGATGCAGCCCCTCAGCTTGCGCGATTGCCATGAGTGCCAGGACTTGTTCGGGTGTTTGCATACCGAACAGCTTTGATTTGGCTATGGCATCAGCCATGCCTTCCATTTCTTCAAAGCGGAATAATGTTGCTCATCTTTTAACTCCCCTATGGTTAGATATTTTTTTTATGTTGCTCCAAGTTTGCGTGTTGATGTAAGGTTGCATATTGCGATCCTTAATCTCCTGCTTTTGTAGTATCAATCTAATTGCATACGCACTGAGGTTGGATAAAGTTGTCTTGCTCTTTCTACAAATTCTTTCATATTAAGTCGCTGCCTTTCTTAAAGAATATTCAGCAATTCGTTTGGCTCCCCCCCTACCAGAAATTTTTACGATTTTGCAATCGATTCATTTCCAGCTTGTGCCAAATCATAAATCCTTGCAGCCAACCTAAAACAACCATAAAGCTTTAATGCTTCTATTGCTGTGATTGTTTTATGTTGCTTTAAGTGTGACAAAACTTCTCTTGCTTGTGAATCCATATTTTTCCCTAAAAGTTAGATTATTTGACTAAAAACCTCCTACTACCCGGCATTTCTACTACAAACTCCTCATACACTCCTGGCATAGACTGTTTAAACAGATTCGCTATTAAAACGCTTGCTAGATTTAGCACTACGCCATGTCACAAGTGTTTCACCAGTAATACTAAGAATATCAGAGTAATCTTGCATAGAGGCTCGTAATGCCACCTCAATTTGCTCTGCTTTTTCCTCATATTGCTTAATGACACTCTTGATCTCTTTTAATTGTGCAATGGCAGTCTCAACCGCTTGTGTTGCTATCATGGATTGACCATTATCTTTAGGATAGATCAATTTAAGTAGCTTCTAACGATTGTGGTTCTGGAAGTGTGTCAGCTTGGACATGACCCCAATACACAGCCATTTCTTTGATTAAATTTTCCTTTTCCTCGTCTGTAAATGTGAAATCAAACGTCTGAAATTCTTGACCACCAAATAAGACAGCCAAAACGACACGATCAACTCGATGAACGGTTGCTTCGTGTAAAATTTGAGCATAATCAGCAGGAGGAATACGATTAGTATCGGCATCAAACTTATTCCTCGTATTGATATTGTAGTTTTTTGCTTCAACCAGCACTCTGCCATCAGCAGATATAAAATCGAAATGGGAACGTAGCCAATTATGATCTGGGTGTGTGAGAGGATAGTCTGCATCTTTTAACTCCATTTTTAGTTTATCTTGTGCTAACCTACCAATAATGGGTTGCATAACATGACCCATCTGAACAGCCTCTACTTGAGACAAATCAGGGGGCTCTATTTTGCCTTGTTTTTGCATCACAACCTCAACAGCTTTCCCATTCATGACCTGACGGGTATCCGATGCCCACCATGCACTATTTCTGACCTCTGGTAAAAAATCGTCTCGATCGTTTGCCATTGAAGTTCTCCCAGATTAAATCTGCTAGTGTTTGTTGTTTTTTCTCTAGTTCTGCTATGCGATCAGATAGCTTATTGATTTTGACATCAAGTTTCATATCATCGACTTTCAAAGCCTCGATCTGAACCCTTAAGTTCATTCATGATTATTTCCATAATTATCCCCAGTTAGTATGTTTAAACAGCTTAAAGGCAGTTAGTCACATTACCGCAAGTTGTGCAGTTAATAATGCGACCATCTACGATATAAGTTTGTGTGTAGCACGCATAAGCTCTTAATGCGACTAATGCGAAGATATAAAACCTGTTGCGATTGCTATTTTTTTCATGATTGACCCCTCTAAAGTTAAAATGGATTGTTTTCTAAAGTTTGATCCCATTGATAGTCTTTTACCTTACTTTCAATTGGCTCAGAAATATTGTCCAGCAGTGCCACAATTTCCATTATATTGAACTGAAATACAAGATTGATGATGTCTTGTTCTCCTGTGACCAAATCAATAATGGGTGATTCGTTTACATACTGATGAGTAATCGATGTCTTGTTCGAAGTGTATGCAGTCTGCACATATTCTTATTTTACGACTATACATAATGTCCCCTAGTTAGAAAGTTAGTGTGTTATCAAATTAAATGATTATATTTAGTTTGTCAATCTTTTTTTATAAATATGCAAATTCACCATGATATTTTTTTCTAGCTGAAAATATTCGCACAGCACGCCTCAAAGAAATCTGTGCGGTAGCCAAGTTGATATTCCTTCCTTGTTTACATAAATTTTAGCCACCCATTTTTTATATTTTTTTGACCAATGAACACCTTTCACTCCTGAAGTGTTATCACTTCTCATTTGTGAGTTGTAGTTGTTTTCTGATTCGAGTGCATGGTCTTAAATTTTCAATCCTGTTATCACATCTAACGCTATTAATACTGATCTATGGTCTCTGGAAAATATCCATGCACATATAACCAAGCCAATCTATGAGCCATGTAAGATTTCCTATTGATACATATTTTTACATAACCATGAGCATGGATTAATCCAGCTTTTGTCCCACCTTTTACTCGGTTAAATTTATTGTCCTGCTTCCACAAAAATATCCCTGTTTTTTCGTTATAACTTAGTGCATTTTTTAATTCATTTTGGGTTATCATAGCTATCTCCTTTTAAATCTATGCTAACACACATTGTGGATTAAATGTGGTATAGGTAAGTTGTGGATAACTTTTCATCGCTTATAATATTTAAGTATTTTAATCTATGAATATAAACTTAGTTTATATTCATTATTAAATAGGTTTTAATACTACTATCTTATATATTACCTATATAATATTATAATAGAGTGATTAAAATTTAAGCAGTCTTAAAAATCACTCTCACAAATCATCTACAAAACACTTTTACCCATAAAGACAAGCAAAGGTATATCTGGAAACTAATCGTGCGTTTTTGGTGCCTTGCCGTTTGAAATTGGGCTATATAATTATCTCTATGTTGATGACTTTTGTGTAAATCATCAAATAAGGATAATTGCACAAAAAATAAGCAATTCTCGGTCTAAATGTTGCATAGTTGTCCCCTAATAAAAAATAAGATCATTTGGATAAGCTTTTAACTGACTAATTTTTTTATAGCCCCACGGATTTTTTATGTCCGCACTATGAAAATGTGTAGCCCCTCTGCGAATAATCTGACTTAATATTAAAGTTGATTATTTTTTGAGCAATGACCATGTTGTGTAAAATCGTTTTACTATCTGGATATGAATATTCCCCTCTGTTTAAACGGGTGATATATTCACTTGACCACTTTTTGTTAATGACTTCACATAATCGATTGGGTTTAAAATCTGCCCTACGATAATAAACCATGCCCACAGCTATTTTGGTTTCCATTGGGGTTAAATCTCCCCCAGCTTCACCACTTATGACTAAACCTAAACAATAAGCCCCTAATAAAGACATAAGACCTCCTTACAAGTAATTAATCAGGATATTCGTAAATCAATGGCTCCAAATCATTATACTCTACCCCTACAATCGTAATATTAGGGCTTATTATGCTCACCCTGCTTTAAATCTAGGGTAAAATTAGCATTTCTCGCGTAATATTCCGCCTCTGTCTCATCTTTAGCCTCTACATCAATCCATACTTGGTAATGTAATGCCACACTATATAATTTCGTCATGTTTAAACAGCCTCCTTGTAATCACCTTGAGAAAAACATCGATCACACAATGCTTGATACTTCTCATTAAAGTCATAATCACAATCCCAATTAAGTTCGTTCCATGTATGTTGAATAAGCCCGCACTTATCACAGCAATTCAAATCTAATAGGCTCATGCGATTCATGACAATATTGTCCTTGTTTTTAAATCTGTTTATGTTTTTACCATGCAAGTTATGTATAGGTATATTTCATTTTTAAGCCTCCTTATAAAATGCGTTCTCTGTCATAGCTTCAAAAATCATGGGTTCACCTACTTTAAAACTTTCTGTGTCATCATATTCTGACATTGTGTCGTCAATATTATGAAATACACACCAACTATCAGACTCACTCCAATATTGGATACGCTTCTGATGATCTGCAACCCCCGTTCAATCTCATAAAAAATTCATTATATGGACTATCATCACAATGGTTCTTTAACTCACTAATACTTGTAATTGCTATCATGTTTAAACACCCCCCTAGTTAAAATAATATTTAGCGTTTTTGTCTATGCTCTCTTGGATAACCTGATACTTTTCTATCATGTCCTCCTCTGCATACCAGCAAAGAGATAGTTTTGCTAAATCGTCATTGAATGATAGCTGTTCTCTTATGTAATCGATCAAGGCGCTTTCACTTGTTAGCGCCTGATCTGTAATGCCACAATCGAACCACTCCTGTTCGTGCCCGTTATAAGTCGCTATAACGTCAAGCCTCACGTTGTCGATAAAATGAGTTTCATTTAATAACTTTCTATTGAACTCACAATCTGCTAATCCATGCTTTTCCATTTCCTGTAATAAGCTCATGTTTAAACAACCTCCTTTGATTTGTTTAAATAATTTAAATATCTTTGATACCTTACTGAAACTTGATAAAGTTTATGTCCTAAGAGTTTCCCATTTTAAAACAGGCTCCCATAGTCCAAGCGTTATTGTCGTAAGCTTGATCTGCTATTAAGTAATGATCTCTTAATTTTTTTACATCAAAATTTAATAATTTTTGTTTATGTAAATTTCTATCGTGATCAAACCAATTTTTACGATATTTGAAATAATAAGTTTTGCCAAAATGTTCATAGGATAATTTTTTATATTCCATGTTTAAACAACCTCCTCTACAAAATCAATTTGAAAATGATCGGTGTCATCACTTTCCAGTCCAGCTTGCACCATTTCCATGAATAATGATTTGGCTTGAGCCTCGTCTTTAGCTTGAACCCATTGTGAATAGATATGCGTTTCACTTGCTAACACGCGAAAAGTTTTAGTTTTTACCATGATTAATTTCCCTCCAATTCCGTCTAATTTTTCCATGAACTCGCGTAAGATTTCCTCTTTATCGTAAATCTTATTGCCGTCTTCGTCTTGATACCAATATAAGTCTTGAACAATCTGCTCCATGATTAAGCCCCCCTAGCCTGTTTAAACAGCGTTGAAATAATGTCCTCAAACTTATACTCAATCCCGCGTCTGTTGAGCTCGTTCTTCGATCTGGGATAAGTAAATCTCATCACGCACCCCGCGCGCCATAAGCGTTGAATAGGTGTCATAAGCGTCAAGTAATTGATCGTTTGTATAGCTGGTAAAGTTAAGCATTTTGAACCCCCTCTGTTTTGCATGAGAGTAGAAAGCGTAAAGATTGGATACGCGCCTTGTTTAGCTGTATTTTTTCCATGATAAACCCCTTTTTTAGTTAGAATATGGCTTAATTTAAGCCCATAAGCGCGCTGTTTAAACGCGCTTAAAGATTAAACTTATGCAACCTCTACGAACTCTTTCGCTCTTGCTTTTTGGTTTCCTCGCAATATTTAAAGAAGTCAACCCATGAACCCTCAAATATTTGGCGCTTTTCTTTGCCATAAGCGTTCTGCATAAGCTTTGATAGTGTCTTTGTAAATGTGATACTCATACTCCTGCCCGCAATCCATGTTTAATTTTGGCTGATAGATATAAACATTTCCCGCTTGCCCATGCTTTAAATGCCCGATTAATTGAGCACTTAAACAACCCATGCCATTGGCTATTTTTAATTCTGGATTATCTGCGCCTAAACCATTGACTATTTTAAATTTGGATAGATAGCTGGCTATCTCTAAACCATGCCCAGATATATAGCCGTCATATTGACGATAAATGCAAGTTAAAACATCATTGTTATGATGATCGAAAACATAAGTTAATGATTCTAGTTCCCATGATAAAACCTCCCTAGTTAGAATGATAAAATTAGAATTAAAAAGCAATAAAAAGAAAATAAAGACAAAATAAAATAAAAGATTAATTTGTATATATTCATGATTAAATTCTCTCATTAAATAATTTATGGTTATTTTCTCTAATAATAGCTTGCCAGTCTTTTTGCTTTATAACTCTAAAATTTTTGTTATAAATGCTAGGCGCTGATTTTTTTAATTGTGAATAATTGCTGATCTCAATAAATTCATTAAGAATTTTGTTTGCTTCATTAAGTGTTTGAGCGCCTGATAAAGTGTAATAATTCTTAATTGATAGCGCGTCATTACTACTTGAAACTTGGATAAGATATTTTGATTTCATAATTAAGCCCTTTTTAGTTAGAAATATTATAATATTAAAATATTAATAATGATTAATTAGATTATATTAATTTTAATAATTGTCAATAGTTATTATTAATTATTTATAAAAGAAAAAGGGCGCTGTTTAAACGCCCTTATATTTGTTATTGCATTTGAATATTGCACGCTGGGCATATTGGCGCGCCTATTTCATATAACCATTTGCGCGTTATTCTGATGTTATAACCGCATTCACACTCACACTTAATAAGGCGGGTTGTTTGCTTTTTACCGCTGAATTAGCGATTGAATTTAAAGCAGCATGAGGATATTCACCGATAACTTGCTATCCAGCTATCGAGCTTTTATTTTAAATCATCGCTTGCTATTGTCGCTGTCATTTTACCAGTCAATCCTAACGCTTAAGAGCGCAACGTTCTAAACACCTTATTATGCCCATTTTCATTGCCAACGATAGCGTGCACTATGTTCATGGATTAGAATATCCGCCACCCTTGCGCTATCCTTCTATCGTTGGTGATGATCATAATTTCATGTATATGCACCCTTGCTGGCACTGCATGAGAAATGCATACCCAATAGCTCTTGCATTTTTTGATCCGCGCCCTGAAGTTAGAGAGCATGAGAATTTCAATGACGATCTTAATTCTTTTGATATTGTCATAACCAGCATTATTGAAAATGATCAAGTAAGAATTGATCGGTGAATTTATTCGAGCCAAGTTTCTCTATTCATAATTAATACCCTTTTTAATAGTTAGAATTTAATCATATTTAATATGATTAATAAGAGTATATGATTATGTTTAAACAATGTCAATATAATATTTAAATATTTTAATATTTATATACTATTATATATATATATATATATAAATAGTAATTAATAATAGTATTTAATATTAATAATATTATAAGGGTTTCGTAATAATGGGAGGTTATGTAAAATGCATAACCTCCTCCCCCCTGTGATAATTAAAATTTATCATGGGTAATACAATGTTTAATGTTATTTATATATTTATATTATTAAAATCATTATGGTAATTATGGGTATTTAATAGATTTGAATACTAGAATATTTATATAGACTGGCAACTGAAAGGGTCATGCACCCCCTTGTGTGCGAGACAGCAATACGTAATGTTTTTGAATGTACTCCGTTCAGTTAGTATTGCTGACCGATCAGTTCGCCGAACATCTGGCTGATGCAGGGCGGCGATGAAGTCGCCTTCAGAGACCGAGGGTGGTCGCCGGGTGGCGTAATAGCCATCCGTGGGGTCGCGCAGGCACAGGTGCATGTAGTCGGCCACGCTGATCGGGCCGCTGCGTGCGGATCAGGTCCGCAATCCGCGCACGCGAGGCTCACCGGGCGCCGGGGTCCAGGCGAGCGGCAAGGCCCCGGCGGATGAGCCAGGCGCCGAACGCCACCATGGGCAGGCTGAGGATCATTCCCATGGTCAGTTCAAGGGGGAAGGCCGGCATGTAGAAGTCAGGCTCCCGGACGGTCTCGACCAGGATCCGGCACAGGCCACAGCCCTGTGAACGAAGAAGACCCGCCGTCACCCCGGGCCGGGCCAGCAGGCCCGCCCTGTGCGTCGCCCACCGAAGGACGAGGAAGAGGATCACGCCCTCCAGCAGAGCCTGATAGATCTCGGCTGGGATGCCGCAGGCTCAGGGCCCGCTGCAGGAAAGACCATGGCCCAGGGCAGGTCGGTCGGGCGGGCCCCGCGGACTCGCCGTTGATGAAGTTGGCGATCCGCCCGAGGAAGAGGCCGGATGGGGACCACGGCGCACACGAGGTCTCCGAGGGAAAAGAGGGTCCAGGCCCGGCAGGCGGACGAAGAGGCCCACGGCCACGAGGACGCCCAGACAGCCCCCATGGAAGCTCATGCCCCCGTTCCACACCCGCAGGATCTCCAGGGGATCGGACAGCACCACGCCGGGGGTGTAGAAGAGGACATGGCCAAGCCGTCCTCCCACGATGATCCCCAGGGTTATCCACAGGACCAGGTCCCTCTTGAGGGCCGCCTTGTCCACAGGCGGTCGCCCTGCCGCCCCACAGGGCGGGGCGGTTGATCATCGACCCTGCATAGCGCCAGGCGGCGAGGATGCCGACGATGTAGGCCAGGGCGTACCACCGGATGGCCAGGGGCCCGATCTGGATCAGGACGGGGTCCATCTGCGGATCAGGGCAGGGCCAAGGCGCGTCTCCGTGTGAGGCTACGGACCCCCGGTCTAAGCCGAGAACCCCTTTCGCTTTCACCCCCGATGGGACCGTATTCAACCCATGCAGACACAGAACCCCTTCCTCGATGAAATGGCCCGGCTGACCAACGCCGCCATGGGCCTGGCCCAGAGCGCCGGCGATGAGGCCAAGGCCGCCTTCCGCGCCCAGGCCGACCGCTGGGTGGCGGAGCTGGATCTGGTCCGGGCGCGACGCAGCTTGAGGCCCTGCGGCCGAGGTCGCCGCTCTCCGTGACCGAGGTCGCGGCCGCTGCGCCGCCCCTCCGGCGCGCGCGCGCCGCAAGCCCTGCGGCGAAATGGTGCGCAGGGTCCGGGGCCGAATAAGGCCAAGAAAGGGTGAATCCCGCTGTACGGGAATCTCCGATCCCGGATTAGCCTCCCCTCAGGAGATCGACGATCCGAGCTCAGCGAGGAGGCTTTCAGGCCCCATGGATTCTCCCCTGTCCGCGGACGAGGCCCTGCTCAGCCAGGACCCCCTGGACGTGGTCGAACATGTCCTTGAGGCCGAGAACCTGCAGTTCGACAGGACGGAGCGCGGGGCGCTGGCCTCCGCCCTCTTCGGGGGTGGCGCGACTTCGGCCTCTGCTTCACCTGGCGGCCGGATCCTGCGACTGCCTCCGGGTCGCTCTCCCTGGAGCATGCGCGCCCCCCAGGCCCTGCGCGGGCAGGTGTTCGAACTCCTCGCCGGGGTCAACGCCCGGGCGTCGCTGGGCCTGTTCGAGACGCGCGACGACGGCGAGATCCTCTTTCGCTTCGGTACGCCCCTCCTGCCGGGGCGAGTATCCCGGCCTCGCGCAGACCGCCGGGATGATCGAGCGTCGCCATGGAGGCCGCCGAGCGCTTCTTCCCGGCCTTCGACTTTCGCATCCGCTGCAGGCGCGGCAGGCCCCCGGCGGAAGCGCTCGGCCGCCTGCATGTTCGAGACGGTCGGCGTGGCCTGAGGCCGTTCGCCGCCCGTCGTTTTGTTCGCCCGGGATGGTTCCCTCCAACGCCCTGAGGCTCTGAAGGGGGCTGGGTCCTGGAGGCGGCGATGAACCCTGTTCTCATGCTCTGGCGCCGGGCGTCTCGGCGGCGTCCTCATCGAAGGTTGGAGCCGCTTCGGCGGCCCCTCCGGAGCAGACCTGATCATCCTGGACCCTGCGCCCTCCGAGGCGGCCCTCGCGGCCGGACGGGCGGGCGACCCTCCGTCCCCCGGCTCCGGCGGACCTGCAGCGCGCCCAGACCGTATTCCTCGCCGCCAGGTGAAGCCCCAGGTGTGGCGGGAGGCCGCGGCGGCGATCGCCGGGAGCCTGGATTCCAAAGCCGTCATCATCTCGGTCGCGGCGGGCGTCCGCGCCGCCGACATCGGACGGGAGGCCTTCGGAGGTCGCCGGGTCGCCAGCGGTGATGCCGACCACGGCGGTTGCGGTAGGCCGGGGCGGCGAGCCTTTTTCTCCGGATCCCAGGGTGCGCCGTCGCGCCCGGCGCCCTCTTCGGCCCTGCTCGGCCACCGTCGTGGATTCGCCGGGTGAAGAGCTGCTGCACGCCGCCACCGGGGTCTCAGCAACGTCGCCGTATCGACGCCTTCGTCGAGGCCCTTGAGGCGGCGGGCGTCGCCGCCGGCCTGACGGCCGCCGCCGCCCGGGACCTTCCCGGCCACCACGAGTCGCGCTGCAGCCCTGCTGGACGCCACGGAGAGGAACCAGCCGAGCTCAGGCGTCAGGTCACATCGCCCGAGGGACGACCGAGGCTGCGCTGGAGGTCCTGGATGGGCGAGGGCGGGCTCGGGCCGATTCCTGGAAGCCGGCGGTCGCCGCCGCGGCCCGTCGTTCGCGGGAACTGGGAGGCCAGTCCGCCTGGTGACTCCAGTTCCGGCCTCTGGCAGATGACCGCGACGCAACCTTCGACCTCGAGCACCCCTCCGCCCATAAGGCTGACGTTTCGAGTCGTAGGTCCTCCCAGTGTTCGGGTCATAAATCTTGCCGCCGCCCCAGCGTCCTTCCCGGCCCCGTGGGCTCTGAAGTCCCGGAGGATCTGGAGGCCCAGGATCGGGCGGACTCCCGCAGGGCGGCGGACTTCGGATTAGCCTCGTCCCGCGCCTCGGAGGCCGGCTTTCCGTCCTCGCCCCGGCCCGCGATGACTGACTTCGCAGCTGCTTGTCGCCGCAGGGGGCGACGCGGACCTTCCCCTGTTCGCCTGGCGCGTACCAGACGCCGACTGGAGAAGCGCTTGCAATGGGCGCGCGCGGCGGAGAGCACCAGAGCGAGGCTAGCAATACGTAACTGAACGGTAAAA